AAACATTTCTCTCTCTCTCTTCGCTTCTCTCTCAGAAGCCGTTTCTCTTTCTTCTACTCTCTTCGCTTCTCTCTTAGAAGCCGTTTCTCTACTCTTCTTTTCTCTGTTTCTTTCAAGTTGGTTTGCCTAAAAGTCTCGTGCGCCATGGGGAGTCTTCCTCCTTTTGACGCAAAGAATCGTATATGGATAGTTTTGTCAGAAAGACTTTGCTGGGGTCATCCTCTACCAGCAGCTATGCACATTGAACCCGATCTCCTCCTACCTTCCATCTCACAAACAGACGAGAAGTGTTGGCTGTGCCATTACTTCAATACCACTTCCACACTCGAAGAACAAGCCCAGTGTGCATCCAACTGGGACTTCGACACTGAGTGGGAAAAGGAAAAGATTGATGAACTTAATTCCAAGTTCGATGAAACCTTCGAGTTAGTCGAGGGACAGGCCGTCTACAATCAAACGTTGCCTAATCCTCTCAACATCGAAGATTACATGGACAAGTGGTTGTATCAATCTGAAGCTAATGGTTTCAACTGGCTTTTCGTAGCCCCGACCGGTCTTGGCAAGACCAAATTTGCACCTGGATTGCTCGCAAAGCGATTCGGGGCTTCTTGTATCGCATTAGTAACTGAGAGAGTCATCGCAACCCGCGGCGCAGCTGCCTGGTACAAAGAACACAAGCTGGAAGGCGTTAGCACTATAGTTAGCAAGGCGGGTGGTGTTAAGGAAACAATCGACGTTAATAATGAGGGTGTGCCAATGTTTGTCTACACAACCGGAGCTTACGTGTCGAATAAGGTGTTCAAAGACTTACCTCGCGACACGCTCCTAATCATAGATGAAGCGCACAACTTCAGCACTGACACAATCACAGCGGTATGCACTGTATCACACGGCAAACAATATAGGCAGCCAGCCTGGTCGCTCCAGGTTACGGCTTCTCCTAGACAGAAAGTGCCGGTGAGCATTTGCACGCCACTACCGAGAAAAGTCATCCTCACGCCGCTTTTGAATGAGGGCATGGTTTGGGATGAGGTGGAAAAGAAAGGCAGACATTCCCTACTGCACATACTACCTGGTCACAATAGCTGCAAGAAGTTGGCACCATACTATTGTGTCGACAAGCAGTGCCGAGTCATCATCAAAGTTCGCGGCTCATGCTACGAATGGAAACAAAGTCTCGAACATGTCAACTTCCCGGAAGAACAACTCCCCGAGGTCACCAAAGGCCACAAGATAGTCGTGCTCGCAACTGAAGTACTTCAAGAAAGTGTGACACTAAACTGCAACGTGGTCGCTGACAATGGACAACGATACCGACCATCAGTCAATTACAGTGGTGTGGAAGACGTTCGCAATGAAGAAGATTTCAAGCTGTTCTTCGGCGCTCAGGAGGCGGACATGACACGAGACATCAACATCAGTGAAATAACTCAAGTAGCTGGCAGAGTCGGTCGTACAGAGTGGAGTCGAGACGGAGTCGCCATCATCGGCCGTGCATTTCCCCTGACACATGAAAGCTTGGAGCAAGCTTACGGCACGCGCAAAGGCAGGTTGATGGGGCAAGTCTCTGACTACATTCCGGTGGCCGCAATCAATATCGCCAAGAAGCTACAGGAAGGCTGGGAAAAACAAGCGCCTTACTACAGAGCGGAAAAGAACCTGCAACGGATCACAGATGTTTTCGTGCAAACAAGCACCCCGGGGCCTTATACGGATTACAAAACAGCACTTCCCTTTATTACGAACACTTACGGTGGTGAATGGGTACCCAAATCATACATCAATGCGTCGACTACGACCTTTGATACAATCAAATACCCTGAAATCAAGAAGGTGGTTCGGTCCGGAATGGGAAGGATTGCTTACCCGACCTTGGGATGTAACACATCATCTGTTAAAACTGCTCCTCCGCCTGCGGTTAACGCTTGGGGCACTAAGCTTAGTTTTCTTCAGCGATCTATAACCAATGACGTGGAACCAAGTACCAGCAATGTGACGGAGGAAGTGCCGAGACCTGACAGTGCCTGCAGTACGCATAGTGAGTTGAGTTACTTGACAGTACCTGACGAACATATTCCAACCATCGAAGCTGAAGAGATCACCACATCACAGTCGTTCCATTTCGAGAGTGATCTCTGCGTTCAGGTCAAGTTGCCAGGAGGTGCCGCACACAATGTGGACATCAGACCCAGGGCTCTCGTCAAGCTTCCCAAAGGAAAAGGCAGACGCACACGTGAGCAGACGATAGACAACGCTTCGCGCAAGTTCTGCTATAGCTACCTATTTCCAGAAGCTAAGCGTGAGGAGGCCATAAAGAAGCTGGGCTACATGCCCCGGTTACACGAAGTCGTGAGCTTGCTTGATCATGAAAGTGTCACAAGTTTCGAGACGCTCAAATTCAGTTTCGCCAAGGCGGGCATAGTTCATGTGTACAAACAACGCAAACCCCGCAAAGGAGACTTCAATGCCTACATGCGGCGTCTGGCAGATCGGCAACCCAACTACAGGTTGGGTCTGGACCTTTCTGACGAGGCTGTCGCTTCCGACGAATCACTTGCTCATATGAAGGACCTTACCGTGAAACAACGGCATGAATTGGTCTCTCAAGAATTGGCTCTTAGTGAATTCCTTGCCCCTATCGTGGAAGAAATGTCAGAAGAAATCAAGCCCATTTACGTGCGGTCACCAGGTGACTGCTACAAGAAACTTGTGGGCATCACGAGCGCCTTGCAAGGCAACAACGTG